TCCTCACCAAATACATAAGTAAGCATACGGCGCGTACCTCGGGACCATTCCCCCTCCTGACGAATGGGATACCCTTGTTGGTAGTATCTGAAAAACGCAAGAAACATCTTCGAATTCCATCCCCCGCAGATGTATAACCCCATCATGCGTGAAAAACTAAGGTCAATAGTGTCTACATCCCCCTCAGGATACAGGGCAAAACGTATCCACTCTATTTCTTCTCTTCGTTACCTTCCACCTTCATATTCAAAGCCCAGGACTTTTAAGTCCTTTAACTCAGAGGCTAGAATAGATTTCTTGAAACTTAAAGTCACTTTTAAGTGTTGTTCTAAATCGGACGCTGCTTTCTCCAAATCGTAGGTACCACGAAGTACTCTATCGATTGAATCATCACCCAGTACACGCAGTTTATCATGTGCAAATATGGTGCCCTGCATGTACTCAGTGAATCTGATGTACACGTAGTTAATTATTGAATCGATCACCTGTGTGAAGAAGGAACCTGACGGTACGCCTCTCTTTTTCCTAAAAGCATAACCATCGGGCATCATTATTGGCGTATTTATGAAATAATACTGCAAGAGTTGCCTGATGCGTTTGTGTTTATTTACTTCCCACCTAAAGTGATCGTTCCTTTCCTCAACTGTTCCCATTTTCTGAATTTTCTCCAAAGTTTCAGTCGAAAAGGCATGTACATTGTTGAAGGCTATTCGAAAGGCCTCCTTCACGAGAAAACTTTTCACTTCTGAGTCAAAGTGAGAAATGTCGAGTCCTATTAGTTCCCATTGAGTAGTATCTCTATCTGCATCCCAGTCTTGTACATAAACGGATGGAGAACGCCCCAGCAATAGTGGTTTACACTGCTTTACATAAGCTTTATAAAGAGGAGAGGCTATGCGGGCTTCAAGAGCTAAGATAGCAGAGGGAAACATCCATACCAAACGTGTTTTTGGTCGAGTTTTGTCCTTGGTCATCCCCCCCCTCGTAGCGGCCATACACCAGGGTAAACGAAACTCTTCCACTGGCATCCGCACTTCCATATCTGTGCAGTATGGCTTCACAAGATTATGGATTTCCTCGGCCATTTGAGCTATTTCTGGCATTACTAATGCTTTCTTTTTACCTATCCAAGGCCACCCAGCTGCCGTATTAGGTTTTAGCTCATCGACTGACTCTTGCATACTCAGCCGCTTAGGTTTTTGTTCTAAGTGAAATGCTTTCTCAGCATCCCGAATGGCACGAAGAATGTGTGAACGAACTTCCTGATTTGGTATGTCTTCAAGTTTCTTTATGTCTGGACCGTCGAAGTTCCTTAGTTCATCGTACAAGGCTGCGTCACCGCCGGGCTTTCTGGTACCTCCAGCGATCTCTTCGTAGAGCGAGAGGTTGTACTGTTTGAGAGCAAATCTTACGTACTGGTCTTGGTCGGGACCACCTCTTCGGACACCGTACTTGAACGATGGCTTCAAACTCTTTACATGAGTGAAGCTGCGATTTGGAATCTTAACCTCGGTGGTTCCGGTAGGTTCTGCCAAATCTGGCTCGTGCACAGGTGGTAATTGCACGGCCTCCACAACTTTCCTATGAAGTCTTGCGGCGAACTGGTTCTGATGCATG